AGAGCAATCGCAGGGGACAAGAGCGACAACCTTCCCGGTGTTGGCGGAGCGGGTTTGCCGACTGTATCTAAGCGATTTCCTTTCCTTTCCGAGGAAAAATCATACACTATACAAGAGTTAGTTGACTATGCCGAGGGTGTTGATAGCAAGCTGAAAGTGTATAAGAATATCGTCGAGAAAAGAGAACTAGTAGAAAAGAACTACAAGATGATGCAGTTGTATGTACCTTGTATCTCGGCACAAAGCGCACAGTATATTAGGGGCATCCTGAAAGACCCAAAGTTAATGTTTAATAAGACAGGCGTTCAGACCATGATGATGATTGATGGGTTTGGTTCATACGACTTGGCAGATTTGTTTGCTTTATTTAGAAAGATGGTAGTGCAGAGTAAGGAAGGTAATTAATGGAACAAGCAAGTTTTTCAAAATACGGAAAAGACTTTCAAGAAAAGTTGGCTTACCTGATCATAACAGAAAGACCCTTTTGTGATCAAATAGGAGAGGTGTTAGATATATCCTTTTTGGAGTTGAGATACTTGCAAGTTCTGGTGTCTAAGATTTATGACTATAAGAAAAAGTATGATTCCCACCCTTCTCTGAAGACTGTGGGAACATTAATAAAATCCGATATTTCTGATGATGATGGTGCCGTTAAAGAGCAGGTCGTGGAATATTTTAGGAGATCTATAACAGATGTTGAGATAATTAGGGATGCGGATTATGTTAGGGAAACATCTTTAGATTTTTGCAAAAAGCAAAAACTAAAAGAAGCGATGATGAAGTCGGTAAAGCTCCTAAATAATTCTTCCTTTGATGAAATTAGCACCGTGATTAACGACGCACTCAAACTTGGTGCGGACACCAATTACGGCTACGATTATAAAAAGGATTTTGAGGACAGATATGTTTTACGAGCCCGAAGCCCGGTCACAACTGGTTGGGGGAAGATAGACGATATCTGCAAAGGAGGTTTAGGAAGTGGAGAGCTTGGTGTTGTCATTGCTCCAACTGGGGCTGGTAAATCTATGGTTTTGGTACATCTTGGGGCGCAAGCAGTAAAAGCTGGTCTAAATGTTATTCATTACACGCTTGAACTTTGTCACACGACAATCGGGCAAAGGTATGATAGCTGCCTAACAGGGGTACAGTTGAAGGATTTGTTTTCCTTGAAGGAACAAATTTATGAAAAGGTTAAAGATATTGATGGAAATGTTATAATTAAAGAGTATCCAACGAAATCCGCTAGTACAAATACCATACGAGCGCATTTGGATAAACTTAGACAACAGGGTGTTCCAATCGATATGATCATAGTTGACTATGGAGATTTGTTAAAGCCAGTATCTGCCCCCCGAGGCAGCGAAAAGAGGCATGATCTTGAGTCAATATACGAAGATCTAAGAGGAATCGCCCAGATTTACAAATGCCCATTGTGGACAGCATCACAAACAAATCGTGCTGGTCTCAACGCAGAGTTGATTACAATGGAGAATATTTCTGAAGCGTTTAATAAGTGTTTTGTGGCAGATTTTATTTTCTCTTTGGCGAGAACAAAAGAGGATAAGGCAGCGAACAGGGGTACAATTTTTGTTGCTAAGAACAGGAATGGGCAGGACGGTATACCATATCCTATCCGAATGGACACTTCAAACATCAGCTTGGAAGTGTTAGAAAGCGAGTGGTACGGGAATGATGCGGAAAAGCCAGATTCTAAAAAACAGACAGAAAAAATTAATAAAATATATAAAGAATTTAAAAATTAAAAGGGATTAAACTAATGACAGACAAAGATAAGGTGGCGCGAGATATTCTGTCGGACATCGCCGTCCACATGAAGTACGCCAGATACATACCGGAAAAAGAAAGGAGAGAGACATGGAAGGAGATTGTAGATAGAAACAAAGCAATGCATATCAAGAGCTACCCAGAATTAAGAGAGGAGATTGACTCTGTTTATAAAATGGTATACGATAAAAAAGTTTTACCATCTATGCGATCAATGCAATTTGGGGGCAAGCCTATTGAAGTGGCACCTAATAGAATTTACAACTGTGCCTTCGCCCCCATCGATGATTGGCGAGTATTCAGCGAGATTATGTTTTTACTTCTAGGGGGAACTGGGGTTGGATACAGCGTACAAAAGCATCATGTAGAGAAACTACCAGAAATTCAAAAGCCAGCGTCTAAGAGGACTCGTCGCTTCTTGGTGAATGACTCCATCGAGGGCTGGGCGGATGCGGTCAAGGCTCTTGTGCAATCTTATTTTAAAGGCGGATCAAAACTCAGGTTTGACTATTCAGATATCAGACCCAAGGGTGCTCGCCTTGTTACATCTGGCGGGAAAGCACCGGGCCCTCAACCTCTCAAAGAATGCCTAGTCAAACTTCAAGGCATGTTTGAGGCTAAGGAAAACGGAGACAAGTTGTCCACCATTGAGGCTCACGATATGATCTGTCACATTGCAGATGCAGTGTTAGCAGGTGGAATTCGCAGAGCGGCACTCATCTCTCTTTTCTCTGCTGACGACAATGAAATGATAGCAGCAAAGACAGGCAACTGGTGGGAGACAGCACCGCAACGAGGCAGGGCAAACAACTCTGTTGTGCTCCTCCGCCATAGAATTACCAAAGAATACTTCCAAGATTTATGGGAGAGGGTAAAAGAATCAGGTAGTGGAGAGCCGGGTTTTTATTTTTCAAACGATAAAGACTGGGGAACTAATCCTTGCTGCGAGATTGCCCTACGACCTTACCAGTTCTGCAATCTAACAGAGGTGAATGTAAACGACGTAGAGAGTCAAGGCGAGTTGAACAGTCGCGTAAAGGCTGCTGCCTTCATCGGAACACTTCAAGCTGGATACACTGACTTCCACTATCTTCGAGATGTGTGGAGAAGGACGACGGAGAAAGAGGCTCTTATCGGTGTAAGCATGACTGGTATTGCCTCTGGTAAAATTCTCAATCTCAACACCACCGAAGCCAGCAAGGTTGTTAAAATGGAAAACGAGAGGGTAGCTAAATTAATAGGAATCAGAAAAGCAGCCCGAACAACAACTGTAAAGCCAGCAGGGACAACATCTTTGACCCTTGGAACATCCAGCGGCATTCATGCGTGGCATAACGACTATTACATTCGAAGATTAAGGGTGGGTAAAAACGAAGCGATTTATACCTATCTGTCTATATATCACCCGGATATGGTCGAAGACGAATATTTCAGACCACATGATACAGCCGTAATATCTATTCCGCAAAAGGCACCGGAGGGAGCCATCATGAGAACAGAGAGTGCCCTACAATTACTTAGAAGAGTTGCCAAGATAAGCAATGATTGGGTGAGTCCCGGCACTCGAAGTGGGCAAAATACCCATAATGTATCTGCGACAATCTCAATAAAAGACGCGGAATGGGCTGACGTTGGTGAATGGATGTGGGAGAATAGAAAAGTGTACAACGGCTTATCGGTGCTTCCATACGACGGAGGGACATACAAGCAAGCGCCATTTGAAGACTGTTCTAAAGAAACCTATGAAGCTATGCTGGCGACCCTAGAGGAAGTAGACCTGACAAAAGTTATAGAGGTAGACGATAATACTGACCTGTCAGGCGAGCTTGCTTGTGCTGGTGGTGCTTGTGAAATAACTTAAAAAAGTTCTTGACATTTTCGTAGAAATGTATATTATGTATATGTAACTTAGACAACTGGAGGAAAGAATGTCTGACGATAAAACTAAACAAGAGTATATTGGAAACTTTATTCGCGCTCTCGCAGAGGTAGAAGCAGAGATGCTGCCCTATCAAGAGCATCGAAAAGATCTCAAGAAGAGTTATGTTCAGAATGGATGGCTTAGTAAAGAAGAACTCTCTTCTGCCATTCGTGCCTATCGTATGCTGAAGAATGACGAGGATATTGAGCAGCTACTTGATATGTACGAGAAAGTTTCCAAGGTTCCATACTAGGGGGTAAGATGAAGTTTAATCCACAGAATAGATACCTGCTAATTCAAACCCAAAAGCAAGAGGATGCCGACAATAGCGGCGTTCTTTTGCCCGAGGGCTATGTGATCCCCAGAGATAAGTATGTTATGGCAACGGTTCTAGCTTCCGCAGCAGATTGTAAACGAGATGGCATATACAACAAGCTCCTTTATCAGCAAGGAGCAAAAGTTGTTGTTGATGCATCCATGGTTGAGAGTGTAAGTGTGGCCGGGGATGAGCATGAAATCGTTCTTGAAAACTATGTCGTAGGAATGTTTGTAGAAGAAGAATAAATAAAGTCTTTTTCTACACTTACGGACTATTTACAAACGAAGCCACACAAGTGGTTGAAAGGCACTCCCGAGTGCCTTATTTTTTTATGAAGAGGTAAATTTTAATGAAAGCTGCTATTATTGCTATTGCTGGTGTTATGGCTATGACAGGCCCTGTGTTCGCTAATGAAGGAGAGAAAATTAACTACCCAATTAATTTTGTCAATTCAGAAAAAGGAAAAGATCAAGTCTTAAAAGAATTTAGAATGTATGATATAAAAGATTCTAGCAAGTATAAGAATGATATATTTAAGACTCCAAAGTTTTTTATTGTAGAAGACGAGGATAATAATTATTATAAAAAAGCGAAGTGAATGGTTTTTAAGACCCCAAGTCAAAAGTGTCACGATGTTATAATTGGACACTCCCTACAAGCACTTCTTTATAGTTATCTAAATGACGCTCCGATAATAATAAATCAAAAACCAAGCCACATTTTATTCGACCTATGCCCTCCAGACTTGCCTCTACACTTAGTTGGGCTGACTGAAAATGCAGTCACCCTAAAAACAAGTGAAGGCTTAATCAGACTAGGAGCTTCCAAGGCAGAGCTGAGATCTAATTTACTCCTATGTATATCCATGTCGGGTCTTCTATTGAATTCAACGCCCCCTTGGAATATAAAGGTTGGAGATGGTAAGGTAGACTACTATACTAAATCTAAAAAGCATTCTATTTCTTATGACACTGTACGCATATTTGATAGCGACAGCATCAGTGGGTTAAGCATAAAAAAGCACGATGTAATCTACGAGGTCTACGATAATATTCACATTCGATCCTCCAATAAAAATGATGTTGAATATATAAAAACTGAAGATAATTTTGTAAAAGAAATTTATGTGTACCCTAGCAAGAGAAACGGAACACGCAAGGAAGATCGAGATATAATTTGTAAATCAATTTTAACAAAAGAGCAATTAAATTCTTTTGACTACTCTGATACAATCTGTAGAATGAAAGTGGCTGCAAAGATGAGGGAGAATGGTTTCACGGGGTCTCGGGCAGCACTAAATAAAAAAGACCCACTCAAGTATTACCACCGGGATTTAACTTTGGTCACTTCCGAGAGGATTGTTAATGAAAAATGCGTATTAAAGTGTGAGGAATATAATAGCAACATAGTTATTGATAACAGTACATTGCGGCAAATCATAAGGCAGCGCCCCGGCGTTGCAAGCCGCGCATCTCAAATTAACAAAACGCTCAGAAATGAGGAGGTACTGTAATTTTGAGTCATAGGAGAACCAAAACTATGTCAAGCGCAGCAGCAGTGGGCGGCGGCGGTGGCGGCGGTGCACCAGCGGCACCAGCCTCTAGCCAGCAAGTTACGCCATCAAGTGGCGGAGCAGCAGTAGGAAGCGAGGGAAATAAAGGCGTTGAAATGGGAGGAACACCAGAGGCTGGAGATTCCAACTCAACAAACATCAACATCACAAATGAGGTGAATTGCTTTCAGAACATGAGTTCCGAGCAGAGCATGTCAATCGGCGGTGGCGGAGAAATGGGACAATCAGGAGAATCCGGACAGATTGACCTTGAGAAGCTCATGAAGATGATTATGATGATGATCATGATGAAGATGATGGAAAAGATGATGGAATCAATGGGTGGCGGCGCAGAAGGCGGCGCATCAATGATGGGCGGTTAAATTGAATTTAGACAGGTTAGTGGGGAATACCCCTTTGATTAAACTTGGTGATAGATTGTATGCGAAGTTTGAAACATACAATCCAAGTGGAAGCATTAAGGATAGGATAGGATATTATATTCTTAAGAAAGCAGAGGAAAGGGGAGACCTACAACCGGGCGACACCATTGTAGAAGCTACTAGTGGTAACACTGGTATCGCCGTCTCCATGTTTGGTGCCAACAAGGGCTACCCAGTCATTATCATCATGCCCTCCAATATGAGTGAGGAGCGTAAGCAGATGATGCGTATGTTCGGAGCAGAAGTTATAGAGATAGATCCCGGTGACTTTGACGGAGCTATTGGTCTTAGAGATAAGATCTGTAAAGACCCCGGCTACTTCAACTTCAATCAGTTCCACAATCCAGACAACATCGCTTGCCATTACGAAACCACAGGCGTTGAGATACTTGATCAAACCAAGGGCTTACCAGTCGCCGCATTCCTAGACGGCACAGGCACAGGCGGAACTCTAATGGGAGTTTCAGCCAGACTAAAAGAAAGAAACCCTAACATTAAAACCCTAGCCATAGAACCAGCAGAATCTCCTGTAATGAGCGGAGGAGCGCGAGGGTTACATGGTATCCAAGGAATTGGCGATGGTTCAAAGTTTTTAGTTGACTTGAGCAAGGTAGATGAGGTATTATTGGTAAAGACTGATGATGCTATCAACAGGATGAAACAACTGCACCAAAGAGGATTACTCGTGGGTATAAGTTCGGGAGCAAATGTATTAGCATCAGAAAGATGGATTGA